ACATTAGTGTCCACAGAGGTCTGTCTAGGTTGACCTGTAATAGTATCGACAAGTAAAACTTTTATGTTAGGAGGGTTAGAGTTGGATGCGGTAGATGTGGATTGTTCAAATTTAACTTGAACAGGAACTTCATCATCAACAACAGTAGCTACTAATATACCATCTTGAATTATAATTCTATAATTAGATCCGCCTGATCCAATAACGAATGATACAATTTCTACAGTTAAGTTCAGGTCACCCTCTTGAGTAGTGGTGTCAGCCAAACCTAACCCTATTTGAAACTGGGTGGATCCTTGAGGTATAGTTTTGGTAATAGTCGTACCGCCAGCCTCATCTACACAGTCTTCGTCAATACAATCAAAAGAGACTCTATTGTCGGAAGTAGAAACCTTAAGTGTAAGTGTAGCATCTTCAGGTATGGCGGGTGTTACTGTACCTGAAAGAACATAATTACCTTCCCATTCGTATAAATTTATAGCAGCCATAAGAAACCTCTATCAGTCCCATGTTATATAGTATTTGTCAAGATCAGGAGCGCCTTCAGATGAAGGAAGTCTTGCTTCATCGGTATCAACTTGAATGATATTCTTAATCTTTTTTATTTTTGTGCTGTTGGTAACAACAAACTTAGGGCTGGGTATATAAGCCTCAATCCTAATAGTAAACTCCTTTCTTATAATTCTATCTTCCTTATCATTAACCTCTACAACACTGCGATCAGTCTCCTCAGTAAGGAAACATTTCATTACCTGGGTCTCTGGGGTCTTAATCTCTAAATGTGGATTAAATCTTGATCGTATGTTAGAGGATATTTGATCCATATCAGAAACATACTTACACCATAGACTAAGTGTATAGTTAAGAATTACTGGTACATCGGGATAGCTTACAACTCTTTCCGCTCTATTCGTAGCCACATTCCAGAGCGTTCTATAAATAAGAACAGGCTCGTACCTTCTCTTTGTTTTATCCTCCTCAATTAGAGATTGATATATTGTTGCGTAAGGTAGAATTATGTTATTCTCTGGAAACTTTTTAGCTATGGCACGCTCCTTTCTCCCGTGGTGCAAGCTTATTTCTTTATAGGAATCTTGATCATCCACATACCCAAGTTTAATTTGAGATAAAACTCCTCTTAAAATATCTTTATAAAAGTGGTTGTCGTTACCGTGAGTTGACATGTATTCACGAAGCTGTCTTTTAACATACTCTGCTGCACTTTTATTATGAGACTTTGGAGAGAATAGAGAGTTGTCGAAATTCCCAGTCTCCTCTATAAAAACATTATCACTCATCATACACCTCTAAATGACCACCGACAGTATCCACTCTATCTGTTAAGGGTTGGTTGAGGGTTTCTTCGTCCTCGCGGAGAAGCTTAGTCGTACATACTATATGGTAAACACCATACATCTCGAAGCTATCCTCTTGAACCTCAGTAACCTCGTACTTCTGATCTTGGAATTGTGGTTTAATATGATCGCCTATCTCAGGAGTCCTTCCTAAAGAGGCTTCAATATAAGACTTGTTGAATACGAACATCTGATCATTCGTTAATTCAATACCGAAGTTAGATAGAACCTCCTCTACAACAGATGGTTCGTAAAAACCATGTACAGTAATAGGCTCGGATGCTACAGTCTTACTCTTAGATTCAAGGTAAACATCATCGTAGTTCTCCTCTACATAAGATTTAAAATAGTGTAAAGGTGATCCTGAAATCCTAATTAACTCGTCATCAACCAAGTTAAATAAATTTACATCTGGGTTGTTTGGGTCATAAAAGGAAAGAGGTGTTGAACCTTCCAGCTTAGGAAGGTTATCCATTTGTCTGTTAACTTTGAATCGTCTAACCATCAGCCTGTAGTAAACATGGGAGGCTCTTCAACCTCATTCATTAGCTCTTGCTTTAGAGCTTGCTTTTCAGCCTGTGCTTGTTGTAATAACACAGCACCATTTAATTGAGTTCCTCCGCCTGGACCTGGGACTACGGTAAACTTACTTCTAACCTGACCTAGGATTTCTTTAGCGCAGGCAGTGGTGTATTTCTGTACCCAGTTTTTCATCTTAGGAGTTATTGTATAAGGATTTAATCCTCTGTATTCAAGTATAACTACATCGCTTACAGAAGGGGTTGGATACAATTGAAGAAACTGGCCGTCCACAATATCCCAACCACCGTCTTGACCTAAAACTCTTCGTGTAGTTTCTAGAGTAGACTGTAGAAGATAGTAATCACCGATAGAGAAATTATCAAAGAGGTAGTTGTCTTGGAAATACTTTAGAAAGAAATCAAACTCCAAAGTACCAGCTTGAGCCTGTATACTGAGAAGAGTCTTCTTAAAAGTTACATAGTTAAGACTTCTAAGAATGTAATTTGGAACCCTGTATAAATTACAGTTTGCTGATGTGTTAAATGCTACAAATTGTCTTGCGAATTGAGGGGCGTGGTAATCTAATTCTGTAACAGACTCGTCTATACACTGTTTTAGTTGATGATCGTTAAGCTCTACCCTTACTACAGGATGTCCTAACGAAGCTAATGCGTAGTCTCTAACTTGTTCTTCAAAGTTTGTAAACTCTACAACATCAGATTGTTTAGTTTTGTTCAGGTTTTCCAGGTCCAGTTCCTCCGTGTAAGGAACTGAGTGATCCTGTAGGTCCTGGCTCCCCGTCTTGGAGAAGCTGTTTCCGTACCCGCTTAGTCTTGGTGTGCATACTAGAGCCATTAGGCTTCCTACCTTTTGGTTTATCTTGTATAAGCTTTAGATACGCATTTTCTATAGGAGAATCAACCTCTACGATCTGATTAGGTCTTATTTGTAAAATTTCTTGACCAATCTGTAAAAGCATGGAGAATTTGCATGTGCTTCTGTACCTATACATCATACTTATATAGTCCATCTAATAAAAAAAACTGCCCACTCCCCTGGTTTTGAGGAGTGGGCTAGTTAGGTAACACTACCTATCAGACATTATAGAAGGGAGTGTAAATACCCTCAGCACCGACAAAGCGGATCACGCGGAAGAAGCGTGAGGTTGGAGCGACCGCAACCTTACCGTAACGGGTAAGGATACCCTTTCTGGGCTGGAAGCTCTCGGGGTCAGTGATGGTGGGTAGTGCCTGGAATGGAATGTAGGGACAGTAAATGTAACCGCCGTCCATAGGACCACCGCCTTTGTAACCCATGAGGATTTCACCCTCTGGGTAGAGAGGATCGACATAGAGATCGTAACGACCCATGAACTTACCACGGTACTGGATAGTACCGGGACCGAAGTTAGTAGGACCGTCCGCTCTGTCAATACCACCCTGTAGTCTAGAAGCAGACTCAAGAATAGTGGCTACAACAGGAGCACAAAGCATCCAGTTACCAGCACCACGCTGAGTAGTCTTGTAGATGTCCTGTGAAGCGAAGTTAATCACTGCAAGGATATTGGCGTAGGTATCGCCAATGTGGCGAGGAGCAAATGGTAACGCTGTGCTGGCAAGGTCAACAAGCCAAACATTAGAGTTGATGCCTAAAACGCTGCTCATAACTGGAGTGTCCATGGGGTCAGTGCCGTTACCAGGACCTTTGTTAATGAATGAGAAGTTGTCACCAAATGCTGAATCACCGCTGGGATGGAAATCCATTGTGTTGGTGACTTTATCGTGCTGATCAAGCATACTGTAGTTGAAGCTTGAGTTGGCAGGGTTACCAGTAAGGTCATAAGCAATACCACGAAGGTCTTCGATAAGCTCACGGTCTACCTCAAGTCGAATTTCCTTACCAAGAAGATCAGTAAGCTCGCGCTCAAGATCTAGGTTGTGGTAAGCCTTAAGGTCTTGTGAAGCCTCAAGAGTCCAGAGGGCACGCATCTTGCGAGTACGAGCGACAACTGGAGACTGCTCAATCTGAAGGCTGACTTCAGGAATGGCAGTGCCTTGAAGGTTTTCACCAGCGGAGACTGACCAACCTATACCGCTGTTGGAACCAGCCCATTTGTTAATGGCACTAATCATGTTGGTGCCAGTAGCGAACTCATTGTTTAGTGCGGAAGTACCAAAAGCCTGACCGCTAAAGTTTGGATCGGCAGCTATTTGTTCAGCACTGGAAAGGCCACGGCCGCTGAAATCGACCTCACCAGTTACCTTACCACGGTAAGTTAGGTTGTACTTGCTGTACAAGGTTTCACGGGTCGCTCCGATAGAACGAGTAGAACCTAAGTAGAATACCTGTGAGACGGGACCGCTCATAGGTTGAACGCTAACAAGGCTGTTAGCGATTAGTTCGGGGAATACCCGACGAACGAGAGGGAATGCGAACTTTTGGAAAGTACCGAGGTTACCAACGGTAGTAGTACCAGCAGCAACAGCGTCCTCATTGAGGCTTTCCTGCTGAACTGACTTAAGTTGGTTCTCCAAAAGTTGTGCAGTTACTCTCTTGGTATAATCATTTTCGATGTCGTTGACGGCTGGACCCCACTTGGTTACTAGCTCGTCAGATGCACCCATTTCCATAATATCCATAACTACAACTCCTTAAAGTTATATGCTCACTTCATTAGCTTGAGCATTTCTTCGGTTAAGAACTGATTTCCTATACTTTCCAGTTGTTCATCCTCAACCTCTTCGTCTACATTGTTAGTAACGACTACAGCCTGCTCGGTAGACTCGAACAGCATAGCCTCCTTTTCTTCCGCTAGTGTCTGTACGCTCTCATTAAGTGATTCGATTTCTCTCTCACGCTTTGAGACCTTAGACTCTAGCAGTTGAACTGTTTTAGCAAGGCGATCTTGCTCCTTAAGTGATTCAGAAAGTTCACGCGCAAGAACTTCATTATCTTCTTGCAACTCACTAGCCTGTGATAATCTACGCTCGCTCTCAGCATCAATGTACTCAGGACGGTGCTCGACTGCCATGTAACCCATAAGTTCGCGGAACTTTAATGCATCGCGGTAAACATCATTGGACTCATGAAGCTCCTCAAGGGCTGCTTCCTGAATCTGCTGACGCTTCATGGATAAGTAGGCGAAGACTTTGTTAGAAAGCTCACCAACCTCCTCTTGTACTCTCTGCTCAATTAAATCCTGCATAACACCTGCTATCTCGTTGATAGTTTCTTCAGTTATGCCTTCAGGAAGTAATTGAGTGATGTCTTGTATTTTCTTTTTATCCATGATTGTACTCCAATCTATTGTTATCTATACATCTATTATAGATGTCGTTGTTTTTTATGATTTTTTATTAGTAAGAGGTCTACCGTAAATATCCTTTTTTTCCCTTTCCATCTTTCTTGCGTGCATTGTAGCTTGGCTTTTTTGAGAAAGGTTCATAACTCGTTTTGCCTTTTCAGCAGCAGTTACTTCTGAAAGAACATTACCTAGACGAGGGAATAAGGTGGAGGAGTTTTCTACGAATGGAGCAGCTTCGGCTCTCTTCACTGATGGCGCTTTCCTGCTCTGAGTAGCGGTGTAGACTGCTTTTTTTGCTTGAGCACTAGGGGTTATAGCTTCTTTCATAGCCTTGGCAATAGCCTTTCTACGATTTTTTAGGTAACCGTCAGTGCTATCAACTTTACCATCGTTGTTAACATCGGAATCTTCCTTACCGACAGGATCAAGTTTACGACCCTTCTTTGCCTTCTTCTTTTTAGCCTTCTTCATTTTCGCTTCATTTAGACTTTCAGTAAGAA